CTCACTATCGCTAAGTTACACTGATAGTCTGTACATGGATGTATATCAAAATGGTGTATTGTTAGTGCCTGGTGATGACTACACTGCAACAACAGGTACAACTGTTGTATTAGTCCAAGCAGCAAGTTTGAACGACATAGTAGAAATGGTTGTGTATGATACTTTTTCTGTAGCAGATAGTTATACAAAATCAGAGGCAGATACAAGGTATCCTTTCAAGGGCAACAATAGTATTATAAGATTAAACGGACAAACAATAAGTGCAGATATTACAATAGACAGTGATGAGAATGGTGTGAGTGCAGGTCCTATAACACAGAACGCAACAGTTACTGTTAATGGCTACTGGAGTATTGTATGACTAGTCAATTAAATGTAGATACCATTGTAGATAAAGCAGGGTCAGGTGGCACGAATGTAAAGATAGGTAATACATCTACTTATGTGTCTGATGGTGGTGCAGTTACACAAAATGCTGTGCAAAGTTTGGCAAAGGCTTGGCTTTTAGGTGGTGATGATGCTTCTTTGACTGACAGTTTTAATATTTCTTCTGGAACAGACAATAGTACTGGTAATTATACTTATGCAATTGCAAATGATATGAGTAATGCAAACTTTGCTGTCTCCGTAACAGGTGCAGGTGGTGGTAGACGATATGGAATACAATCTTCAAGGACTACAGGAACATTTGTAGTTAAACTTTATGACGATAATGAATCTGCTGCAGACAACCCTAATAACAGCAAAGTACACGGAGACTTAGCATAATGGCTAGTGAACTTAAAGTAGATAAATTTACAGGTGTATCCACAGCAGGTTCTATACTTGTCACAGGTGAAGGCAATAGCACAGCAACCAATCTACAACAAGGGTTGACTAAAGTGTGGTGTAGTTGGAACGATAGCACTGCTACACAGGATAGCTTCAATGTATCAAGTATTGGAGATGAAGCAACTGGAGTTACTATGGTAAATTTTTCTAACAATCTTGGAAATGACGATTATGCATTAGCAGGTGCAGCTAGACAAGTTAGTGGTGGTGGCGATGCTTTCATGCGTTTATCTAGCACTCGTGAAACTTCTAGACAAAGGCTTCTTTGTTGCACTGAAAATGGAACTGATTACGATGGTGAAACTCAAACTATTTTATTTTCAGGGGACTTAGCATAATGGCTAGTATATTAAGAGTAAACACATTAACAGATGCAAGTAGTAATAATTCAGTTCCTACTGAAACCCTTTCAAAAGGTACTGTAAAGGCTTGGACTAATTTTAATGGCACTGGCACAATTGCAGCAAGACAAAGTTTTAATGTCTCATCTTTGAATGATGATAATACTGGAAGGTATACAGTATCTTTTTCAAGTAATATGGAGGATGCAGATTTTGTTCCTCATGCTTCTGCTAATGGTAGAGCAGCGGGTAATTTTACTTATGATGGTGGAGTTAGTGTTGCGATTGGAACGGCTAGTGGTTCTATGGTTTCCTCTTCTATAGGCATACAAGTTTCAAATGAAAGTGGCAATAGTGAAGACTCAAATGTAGTAGCGTTATCAGTGGTGAGGTAGGAGACTTAGCATGACCAAAGCAGCAGAATTAGCAAAGATGGGTGAAGTCCTAACCAATAGTCAGATTGGTGGGCGAAGAAATATTGTTATCAATGGGGGTATGAATGTGGCACAGAGAGGAACTAGTCAAACAGGAATTACTGCATCTGCAAACGAAGGTTATACAACTGTAGATAGATTTGCATTTGATGGAAATGGTCATAATGCAGTATTTACTGCAACACAAAGCACAGATTCTCCTACTGGATTTTCTAATTCACTTAAAATGGAATGTACTACAGCAGACACATCTATTGGTGCAAGTGATTATCTTATGTTGCAAACAAGATTTGAGGGTCAAGATGTTCAACAATTAAAAAAAGGAACATCTGATGCAGAAAAGGTGACTGTTTCATTTTATGTAAAAGCAAATGCAAGTGCTACATATATGTGTGAATTGCAAGATAGTGATAACAGCAGAACAAATGGTCAAACATTTGCAGTAACAACTTCATGGAATAGAATAGTTCTTACATTTGTTGGTGATACAACTGGTGCTTTAGATAATGATAATGCTTTATCTTTTAGATTAAATTTTTGGTTTCACTCAGGTTCTACTTATAATGGTGGAACATTTACATCGAATCAATGGACAGGAACAGCAAATGAAAGAGTAGGCTCAATAACTTCTTTTTTTGATAGCACAGACAGAACATTTTTTCTTACAGGAGTCCAACTAGAAGTAGGCTCACAAGCCACACCATTTGAGCATAGGTCATTTGGGGAAGAACTAGCTTTGTGTCAGAGGTACTTTTGTCAATCATACGCTCATGGCACAGCCGCAGGAAGCAACCAAAGTGGTACAGTTTTAAGAAAATTAGCTAGTGGTAATGGTTATGATGATATAGCTAACTTTCATTTTCCATCAGAAATGAGGGCAGTTCCATCAATTTCGTTATTTAACCCAATAAGTGGAACTGCTAATGGTTTTAGAGGAGATAGTGCTAATTACACAGGTGCAGCTATAAACACAGCTACAACGAGAGGTGTTAATATTTATAAAAATGCTTCTGTAGTTGCGACTGTTTTTATGGCAATCCATGCTCTTGCTGATGCAGAATTGTAGGAGATAAAATGAAAATTGAAAATGTAAAATATCATAATGATAAATTAGGTATACAATCTGCTATAAAAGCCACTATTGATGACAGGGAAATGTTTGTACCACTAGACCCTGCCAACAGACATTACCAAGCAATCCAAGAATGGGTAGCTGAAGGCAACAAGATAGAGGAAGCTGATTAATGTTGGGTCACGCCGCCATAGCCGAAGCTGCTCTTGCTGATGTAGGTGGCGTATTATTATTAGCAACAGCAGAGATGAACGCTCTTGCCTCAAGCTCTAGCATAGGATCTGGAACACTTGTAGGTGTTTCATCTTTAAGTGGCAACTTCACACAAACAGCAGCAGGTATATTTATTACTGGTAGTGTGAACGCAGAAGTTAGTTCTAGTTTTACACAAACCACAGAAGACATTAAGATAGTAAACTTTACTGATGTAACCATGAGTAGTGCGTTTACACAGACAGCAGATGGCATTGCTATACTTGGAGGTATATCTTCTCAAGATTTGAATTTTACAAAAACAACATCTGGAGATATACTGTATGTAGCAGTAACAACAGATGCCACAACAGAAACATATACAGAAATAACACCAAGTGGCACTGAAACATGGACAGAAATAACACCATCAGGTGCAGAGACTTGGACAGAAATAGAAGCGTGAGGTTAAAATGGCAAGTACATATACATCAAATCTAGGGGTTGAAAAGATAGGTGCTGGTGAACAAGCTGGTACATGGGGTACAACTACCAACAACAACTTAGATATAATAGACAGAGCCATTAATGGTGTGGGTGCTATCACATTATCTGGTACAACACATACTCTGACAACTAGTGATGGTACATTATCAGATGGTGGTTTTAAAGTTCTTGTTTTAGGTGGGTCTCCATCTGGTACAAACACAATAACAATATCTCCTAACGATCAAGATAAAGTTTATGTTGTTCACAACAATACGTCTCAAAGTGTTACATTTACTCAAGGATCTGGTTCAGATGTTACGATTGTTTCAGGATCTAAAAAAATTATTTTTGCCGATGGTTCGGGATCTGGTGCGTCAGTCGTAGACTTAATGCAGAACATGGATGTAAATAGTCTTAGGTTGAGTGGAACTGCTGTAACATCCACAGCAACAGAGCTAAATATTGTAGATGGAGACACAAGTGCTGGAACAACAGCAGTTGCGGCAGGTGATGGTATTGTAACAAATGACAGTGGTACAATGAGACAGACCACTGCCGCTACCTTTTCTACATATTTTAATGCTAATCTTGTATCAGTGCCAAGTGCTATAACATCTTCATCAGCAACACTTACACCTGGATCTGCCCAGTCAATATATCAGAAAGTAGATACCTCTAGTAACAACGTAGCTTTAACTTTAGCGATAGGCAGTTTAGCGATAGGTCAATATATAATCGTGGATAAAACAAGTTCATCTAATACATTAACTTTGAGTTATCCATCTAATTCTCAAGGTGTAAGTCTTGGTAGTTCTGTATCTTTTGCAATAGCAATAAATCAAAATGGTTCTATATTCACTTTTGTAGAATCAATTAAGTTTTAGGTGATGAATGGCGATACCATTAATATCAAATGTAGGATTTACTGAAGTTAGTTCAAGTGGCAGTCTGAATACGAAAGCTGGTGATAAAACAAAACTTCCAATACAGTTTTTCAGATTATCAGACAACATATCTGGGAATTTAAGTTTAGATAATAACTCTGCACATAAAAAAATAATATTAGATACAAATGGTAATAACATTACAAACTCATCTGGTTCACCTTTAACAACAAACTCTAGTACAACACTAGAATTAAAAGGCAGTGGCAATGTACAGTCTACATTAAAAACATTTACGTCATCACAAAGTTCAACTAGTAACTCTGGAACAACTACAATAAGTGAAGCAGATAATTCTACAGTAAATGTACAAACAGATACACACACTTTTGATACTGCTTTAGTTAGTGACACTAGAAGTGCAGGTAGTGGTGTTACTTTTGGAGATGGAAACACAACTATTAGAAGACCACAAGATTCATCTAATACTTCTGGATTAGTCAATGAAACGTATTATACAACTGGTTTTACAACTCTTTTTGGTGGGGTAGGACTTGATAACATAGATAGATCAGATTTTGGCATGTCTTTTACTCATGCTTTTTTAGAAGATGGTACACCAATAAGCGGTCGTATCTCTGGTCCATCAACTTCAGGTGGAACAGGAGGCACAAGTACATTTGATGGCGGCACTTCCAAACGACCAAGTACAAATACAACTCATTCTCATGCAGGTGCTACATATCGTTTTATGAAGTGGAATGGTGCTTTAGTTGGCGTTAATAATGGTAATTCAGGTAGTTTTGATATTGAAATGTTTATAGATTCAAACACAGGTAAAGCTGTTGTTAGAATTATAGGTGGTCGTGGAGCTTTTAACCAAATTAAAAACGTAAGTGTTACAGGACCAACAGCAGGCAGACGATTTATTTTTACAAACAATTTAGCAATATCATGTGTGTTATCTGGTAGTGATCCGTTTAGTGCAACAGTATCTGCTGGTGCAACGAATACTGTAAACAGAGATTCAACAGATGGATCTTTTAGTTTAACTGGTACTATTTCTGGCAGTGATGGTAGTAGCAGACCTTTTGCTTTGAAAGACATAAATGACGGAAGTGGTAGCGTTAATGAAGACGCTTACACAGGAACTAAATCAGTGAGTGCGTTCTAATGCCTATGACAGCTTTAAAATTTAAACCTGGTATTGTATCTGATATTACATCTTACAGTAATGAGGGTGGTTTTGTTGATGGTGACAAAGTAAGATTTAGATTTGGTTTTCCAGAAAAGTTTGGTGGTTGGGAGAAATATAGTCCTAATCAGTATCTAGGCAGTGCTAGAAGACTGCATAACTGGGTAGCTCTTGATGGGTCTGACTTTATGGGTATTGGCACACATCTTAAATACTACATAGAAGAAGGTCAAACTTTCAACGATATCACACCTATAAGACAGACGACTGGTGCGGGTGATGTAACTTTTGCAGCAACAAATGGATCTACAACAATAACAGTTACAGATCCAGCACATGGTGCAAACGAAAAAGACTTTGTAACATTCTCTGGTGCATCAAGTTTAGGTGGTTTGATAACAGCTACAATACTAAATGCAGAGTTTCAGATAACAAAACTGATAAGTTCTAATGCTTATGAAATTACGTCAAGCGTGGCAGCTAATTCATCTGACACTGGTAATGGTGGTAGTAGTGTTGTGGGTACGTATCAAATAAATGTTGGATTAGATGTAACAGTCGGTGGAACTGGTTGGGGTGCTGGTCAATGGAGTGGTACAACCTCTGGTGCTTTGGCAACACAACTAGCAGAAGCGTTAGATGCAAGTGAAACTGCAATAGATGTGGACAGTGCAACAGGAATCACGGCTGGTGATTTGATATTGATAGAAGAAGAACTAATTACAGTTGGAACAATAAGTTCTAATACTTTAGGAACTGGTGGAGGTCCATCAACCAGAGGTGCAAGTGGTACGGATGCAGCAACACATGCAGATAATACGCTTGTAAGATTAGCAGTTGGTAACGGAGATTCTGCTAATGACTTTGTTGGTTGGGGCAATGCGGCAAGTGTCACGGTTCCTGGAGCACAGATTAGATTATGGTCACATGATAATTTTGGTGAAGACATAATTATAAATCCAAGAGATGGTGGTATATTTTATTGGGATAAAACAAATGGTTTAGGTAACAGAGCAATAGAACTTAGTGCAACAAGCACATACTCTGGAGAAACAAGTGTACCAACTATTGCCAAACAAGTTCTTGTATCAGACCAAGACCGACATGTTATTGTGTTTGGTTGCGACGGATTGGGTGCAAACTCGTCTGCTACACAAGGCAATGGTGTACAAGATCCATTGTTGATACGTTTTTCTTCACAAGAAAACCCAGTAGATTTTTTTCCGACTGCTACAAACACAGCAGGTGATTTAAGGTTAGGTGGTGGATCTACCTTCGTACAAGCTGTTGAAACAAAACAACAGATATTAGTCTTCACTAACAAAACACTACATGCTATGAAGTTTATAGGTCCACCATTTACGTTTGGTTTGCAAGAACTATCAAAGAACATAACTATAATGAGTCCTTTTTCTGCCATAGCTGTTGAAGATGCAGTGTTTTGGATGGGGGTTGATACATTCTATGTTTATTCTGCTGGTCAAACAGTGCAACTACCATGCACCGTGAAAGATAAAGTGTTTTTAGATTTTAACTTTGAAGAACGAGACAAGGTGCATGTAGGACTAAACTCAGAGTTTAGTGAAATATTGTGGTTCTATCCATCCTCTGGTGGAACAACTGTAGATAAGTATGTTGCATATAATTATTTAGAAAAAGTTTGGTATTATGGCACACTTGCAAGACAAGCATGGCTTGATAGAGGTATTAGAAATTTACCACAAGCTACTGGCAATCAGTATCTTTATAACCATGAAGTAGGGTTTGATGATGATGGTTCTGCTATGACATCTTTTATAGAATCTTCAGCCATTGACATAGGAGATGGTGATAAGTTCTTATTTTTAAAACAAGTTATACCAGACATTACATTCAATGGATCAACAAGTGTTAACCCAGATGTATCGTTTACAATGAAATCAAGGAACAATCCTGGTGCTAATTTTAACGAGACAACACAAGTCACAACACAAAGGTCTGCAACTAGTCCAGTAGAACAATTTACAGAAAAATTAAATTATCGTTTACGAGGTAGATCTTTTGCTTTAAGAATTGATTCCACATCACTGGGAACAAAATATAAATTAGGCACACCTAGAGTGGATATACGAGAGGATGGTAGACGCTAATGCTTATAACCAGTATTCCTCAGTATATTCAAGGTGTTACAAACGCAAAGTTAGATCTAACCACAACCAATCTTACAACTTTGTTTACAGTTCCTAGTGATGCCGATTTCAATGCAGCTGTTGTAAACTCCATATTAGTTTCAGAAGATAGTGGCAACGCAGATACAATAACAGTTACACTTGTAAGTGGCAGTGACACATTTAGTTTATTCAAAGTCAAAGCCGTAGGGGCTAACACAACAGTAGAATTACTTTCAAAAGATTTGATATTACAAAGTGGAGAGATATTAAAAGTGCAGGCCGCAACTGCAAACAGATTGCATGTTGTGGCTAGTATTCAAGAATTGTCTAAAACAAGAGTAACAACGAGTGCGATAACTAGAATATAACATTGAACAAAAGTGTAATTATTGATAGAGTATTGAATCATGGGTATTTTTAAAAGTTTTAGAAAAATTTTAAAAAAAGCAGCGCCAGTTATAGGTGGAACTATCGGTTTTGCCATAGGAGGTCCACTTGGTTCTGCTGCCATAGGTTCTGCTTTGGGTGCTGGTATAGGATCACTGGCTGCAGGTGCCGACACAGATGACGCATTGAAAGCGGCACTTCTTGGTGGTATCGGTGGATACGCTGCAAGTGGTAGTCTTTTTACACCTAAAGCTGCTGCACTTCCCACACAATACGGATCTGGAGCCATGGCAACTGGTGAGTTGGCAGATATAGCAGTGAAATCAGCAGACGCTCCAAGTTTTTTTGATAAAGCAGTAGAGTTTGCTAAAACTCCTACTGGCATGGCAACTATTGGTGGCATTGGAACTTTAGCTGCACTTGGTGAAGAACCAAAACAAGAAGAATTTAAACCAAGACCAGACCCAGTTGGTAAGTCTAGATTAGGTCTTGGCTTTATAGGTGATAAGAGTTACAATCTAGATAACGAAGATGAAAGAAAGAAATACTTTGAGGACTTAGCAGAGTCTCGTAGAGGAGATGTTTTTATAGACCCACTATCTGCCGCAGGTGGCGGTGAAGTAAACGGACCTGGGACAGGCACCAGTGATTCTGTACCA